TTAGAACCAATACCTACACTTAAAGGAATTAATCCTTTTTTGAAATAGAATTCTGCTTGTCGTAAATTGTAAATATAAACGACATTATGATTGTTAATCATTTATAATCATTCCTTTTTTATTTATTCTTATATTTATAAAATCCTAAAACCTTGCTATAAGCCACTTTCAGAGTATCAAATATCCTATGAAAATGTCCTTTCGAGGGACACACTTATTTAACTAAATGCGTCCTCAACATCATCTGAATTATCTCTAATGACATAAATCTCACTAGTTGCCGAACTGACATGGCCTAGTAACGCTTGCACAGATTTTATATTTTTTCCTTCATGAATTACAAGATTCGTGGCTCTTTGCTCACGGAGTTGGTGAGGGTGGACTCTTCTATTAATAACTTTACTAAAATCATCCTTACACCAGTCATTAAATAATCCTTCTCCTGCTTGCTGATACTTACCGTCTCTTTTTATTGCGAAGACATATGGACAATCATCTTCTCCTCTAACAATTAACCATTTATTAATTGCATCTAGAGCTTCTTTAGAAAATTGAAGTTTTCTTATTTTGCCAATAACCCCTTTTCCTTTACAACGAATCTCAGATGTGGTATAAAATGTAACTGTTTTTGTCTCTTCAGTTCCATCTTCATTTTTAATCACTTTTTCTTTGATAATTGGAGGATAATCAACTACTTCTTTAAGTAACTGCCTCGATTCCGCTCTTCTACAGCCTGTCGAATAAGTAAACTGCAAATATGCTAATTTTTGCCATTGTTCACGTTCTTCAAGATTTTTTAAAAGTAATTCCCATTCTTCCGCATTCATAGGTTGTTTTACATGTAAATCATTCATTGGAGGTGCAGAAATTTTTTTAGTGATAAAGTTTTTAAACGTAGGCCATTCATCTTCGTAATATGTAATTATATATCCATTTAGAGAGCTAATTGCTGCACGTTTTAATCTAACCCCCGAAGATGACATTCCCCTTCTTACAAGAAAGTTTTGATATTTAAGAAAGTCTCTACTTTTAATTTCTAATAGAGATTTATCATCACAATTCTCATAAACCCAGTGGAAGAAAATTTGCAATGCAGATCGGTATTGTCTAAGTGTCTTTGGAGATAAACTTGTTGATTCTTCTAAAAATTCCTCGGTGATTTTACGATTGAATTTATTTAGTTTCTGCCATTGTTCATCAGTAACAGAGGGCAATTTTTCTGCTATTTGCGACATTGGTTTAGATTCACTTCCTTTATAATTACTTTATTTATTAATATTCAACTAATATTTCTGTTCTTTGACGTTCTTTGTCCCAACCACATTTTAAAGTTAAAGTATGTAAATGATTACAATCGTCATCAATTATGAAACCACTATCCGATAGACCATCCAAAATGAATTTAGGTACTGTATTATCACAATCCTTGCGTACTCTAGTTCTAAAGTAAGATGTAAATGTCATCGAACAACTTTCTATTTTTTTGTTAGTTAGTCCTTGGTCTTCTACAAACCAAATTATGAAATCTTTCCATTGTTGTTTCAATGCATTCATTAATGGTCTTTTCATAATCATCCATTTGTTGATTGAGGGATGAGTTGGTTTTTCGATTGGTGGTTTTCGTCTTTTTGGATATAATTTAAAATAATGTATATTATATCTATCTACAGTAGATTGATCTATTGTTAATAATATTTCTGCTATTTTAATTCACCCCTAATATCTATTAATATCCTAATATCAAAGCAAAGACATCACACTAAAGCAATGCCTTTGTTATTTATTATTTATTAACTCATTAAATTTAATTCGTTTCTTAATAAACTATTAACTCAACAACTTAATATCATCACTAACCACATAACCCTTTTTAAGTAATTGTTTCCACAACCATTCTAATCCCTTACCTGTAACTTTTGTTGTAAAATCTGTAATTACTCCTCCGTATCCATTACTATGTGTACTTGGTTTTAATTCAAAATATCCTGCATCAATATATCTTTGATAAGGAATATTCCATTCTCCATCACTATCTTGCAATATGTTTTCTATTCGAAGGATCTCAAATAGCTTTTTCTCGCCAATTGTTTTATTATTTTTAACTCAAAATATTCATCAATCATTTGATCTTGAATATCATAAGCTAAATCATCTTCCATAATTCCAACTAATTTTAAATATCCTTTTCTGCTGAATAAATAGATATTATTAGAGCGATTCAATGAATTTTGAGTAAATATTTCGTGGTGTAAAAATTCCACCTCGGATTCTGTGCCTTTTAAATCAATAATATCTATGTTTTCTCTAAATCTAGAAATATGGCGTTGAATTGTTCTATTAAATTCTTTCACTTCAATTCCATGTACATTAGCAATTTCTTTAGCAAGCAAACATTTCTGATTATCACCAAATTCTCCAAATATATTATGTATTTCAACTCCATTAATAATTATTACTCCGTCAATTGTTAAACTATTATTATTTTCCATTATTAATTCCTTCTTTCTTCAAATTATTATTTATTGTATTATTTGCTTATCTTACAACCTTGCGTTGACACCATTTTCCGAATATTTCTGTGGTCTGATCCCACCCGAACATTGCCCATACTCGTTTTGTTGTTGAATTAATTCCAATTTGTTTTGGGCAAATACCATGACTAAGATAATAGTTGATTTGCAGGACATTGTATAAATATGTTACTTTTTCTTTTGTAGGAATTGTTTTTGCTTCTACTTTAGCTTCATTTATAGACTCGTTCATTTTAGTTCCTCCTTTCAATATATTTGCATCTTATTTTGAGACACATATTTTTATATTTTCTTGATAATCTTTTAAATACATCCAAACTAATTTTTCTTTAGTTTCAGGATGTTTCCCCGCCGACTTAACTTTTCCTCTACAACATTTTGATATTGTTTTTGTATTTATATTATATTTTATTCCAGCTTCTAATTGAGTATTAAAAATTTCGTTAGTTGTCAAACATATTATTTTTGAATGTAAGATTTTGTTCAATATTTTTTCAATTTGTTTTTCGTTCGCTGAAATATATTGTTCATAATACATCCAAATTAATTTAGTTCCATCTTTTAATTTTGACCCACTCTTGGTATTTCCGTTGCAAGAATGCCATATTTTATTTTTATGTATACCATATTTGTTTGAGGCTGATGTCATACAATCAAAAACTTCTCCTGTAGTTACACAAATAACCTTTACTGCTTTTGGATTATTACCACCTGTTTTTGCTATGCTAAATTTTCGTTTTAACTCTTTAGCATTTGGATTTTCATCCGAAAAACTATACCTTTTAGCTTTACTCATTTTATTTTTAATTTCATCAGACAAATGGAATCCAGATGTACCATTTCCTCCACTGACAAGATTATAATAATTATTACTATTGATCGCATTATGATTATCAACGTATTCAATCTCTAATTCATTTAACTCTTTTTTGGAATAAGCAATAGCAATTATTTCTCTGCTAAAATTATTTTTACCATACTTTCGTACCGATCTTAGAAAATATGTTCCACTTCCTAAATAATTTTGCCATTTTCCTTGAAATATTTTCTGTCCGATATATTTTTTACCATTTATCATATTCGTAGTTATGTAAATAAAACCATAAGGATCAGTAATATTCACCTCTAAATATTCTTCTAAACACTCTTCTAATTCTTTAACATTTTCCATTAACAAATCATCTCTCTTTCTTTTTGTTTGCTCTCATTTTTGGCATATAAAATACTAGCAAGAAAGGGGAGAGCACCCTGTAATGATGGGTAATTAATCCATCATTCTTGCTAGTAAAACTATCATTTTAGACTTGTGTATTTTTCAACACATAAAATCTCATTCTAATAAATTAATAAAAGAATGAGATTCAATCTGCTGAAAATATTAAATTATTATTTACCTTGGACAACTAAAATCATTGCTATAAACCACAATATTCATAAAACTGTTGATTATTGGGTTTATTTAACATAAATCGAATGGTTTATTTAAATTACTTTAGTTGTTTCACTTCAATTCGAAACGACTCAAATTGTAGTTCTGGTGAGCCAGTATGAGATACACATTTAAAATTTAAAGTAATATCAGTTGTTGGTGTATAGAATCCACCTGCGACTGGTTGTGAACCAGCATTACCTCCAAATGTTGTCGTATATGATATACCATGTGATAATGATGAATTTGGAATTTCAGCCCCACCACTTGCGTTAACGAAAGCAAACCTTGCGCCAGCAGGGGCAGATGCAACAATCTGTACGAAACCACGTAATTCGTAGGTTCTTCCTACTTTTAGAGGAATGCCTGGAGGTGTTATTGTGCCCATATTAAAACTATCTCCCACAACAAAATTAATTATTGTACCAGTTGTTACGGAACTATTCACCGTTTTATATCCCGACATATAACTTAATCCACTTGTTTGTTGCCATGCTCCAGAATTATAAATGTATTTACCGCTACTTCCACTATCGGTCTGAAAAACTTCCATTCCCTCATACGGAGTCAGAGCAAGTCTTTGTTCCTTGGTCATAGGGGGTACACTAAAACCACCAGTAGTACTAACAATCTTGAAATTAGCGTCATTTTCTAAAGCCAGATTTATATCAAATTCACCGTCTCCCATAAAACCTAATCGTGTATCATCTGACTTTTTCCACTCAAAGAAACCCGACCTAGTGCCACCAGTATTCATTGTTACATAACCGTTAGTTCCATAGGCAGTACTAATTGTTCCATTAACATCTAATGTGTGTAAAGGATTTAAAGTATTAATGCCAACTTTCCCATCTGCTCTAATTAACATTAAATCAGTTTCACCAGATGCTAAATCTCCAGCAGAAAATACATGCCCATGTCCAACATCTACAAGATCAACATTATGCCTTAAATATCCTTTTGTCCCACCAACTGAATCATAACCAATTTTATAGTTATCATTGCCCTCGTAAAAACTAATTCCATTGTCTTCTCCAATATCTGTAAGATTAGGAGTTTTTAAGCGTAGTGTTTTATTATTTAAATCGACATTTCCTACAATATTAACCTCTCCTGTTCCAGAAGGCGTAATTGTGATATCTTTATTTGTTCCACCTGCATTTAAAGAAAGAGCATCATTTGAAGTTACCGATCTTGTATGCAAAGTCAACCAATTCAATAAAGTTGTACCAAGATTATGAGTAATGTCAATAACTGGATTTATAGACTTATTAGCAATAATATTTTTATCAGTTGCCGCATCTAAATTTAAGTCATCGTCTGATTCAACCTTTCTAGAAAATATATTTACAAATACTTTTAAAAGTGACCCTAATGATTTTGTATTTGTATTACTTGGCTCTATATTATCATCAATAATAATTTTTCCTTTGGTGGAACTTTCAGTTGATTTTAATGTAAGGTTCTCATTCACCCCTGTTCCACCAGAAATGCTTTGACCATTCGCACGTCCACTTTGCAATACAGTATCAGATGGTTCAGCAAAAAAATCGTAATCTGTTCCTGCTATCAATCGACCAGTAAATGTATTGCGTATAATTATTATATCGTTAGCATTTACAACCTCTGTTCCTATTAGCGTACCAGCATCAGTAAATTTATACTGTTCTCCTTTATTCCCAGAAGTTAAAGCATTAAAATCAGCAACCGTAATACCACCCTTATAATCAATAACTTTTGCTACAAGATCAGATAGTAGATCCCATTTTAAAATATTTGCTTCAAATGAACCACTCTGGGAACCATCAGTATTACAAACATAAATCTTCCCACCATCAATGCACCAATCATCTTTATTCCATGTTTTTACATTCCAAGGAGAAGAGTAGGCAATGCGTTCTCTTGTAAAAGCCCACCTATCAACAGCTCTCCAAGGTTGTGTCCCTAACTCATTTGTTTTAATAGAAAAAGAAGAAGAACTTGTTAATTCTCCGTAAACTGTTTTACTTGGTACATAACCAAGCAATCCTGGAACATCAATTTGAATTTCGCTGTCAGCAATCCACTCAGTAGATGGAATTGTTTTTTGAAAATATAGAACACCTGTATTATCAGTTCCAACATAAAAACGAATAATTATATTATCTTCAGCAGGTGTTGAGCCAGTTTGATAATATACTTTAGAAATTAATTGATTTTCAGTAGGTGCTACAGTATAACCAAATGAAGTTCCAGAGAAAGTATCAGTATTGTCGGATTGAGTAATAGTTCTAAGTTCTTTTGTTGCCAATAATGGCACTTCTGGTTCTATACTGCCTGAATCATTAAAATGCGAATGAATTACCAATGTTTTAGAATCATCTGATACAGACCTTACCATTAAAATATGTCCTGCAGCAGAAATACGTAAATCGCGACCAATATAAAGAGAATCACCACTTATACGAAGATCAGAATCATTCCATACACCATTTTCACGTTTTTCAATTACTGGAATACCATTTTCCTCAATAATCCTAATGCCACCATCTGTATTAGCATCACCTTTTATATATGTAGTCCCGGAAGGATTGTTGGAAATCGTACTTCCCTTATTATTACTACTTATAGGCATATTGTTAACTCACCTCTACTTTCTTTTAGAAATATAATCCATACCATTTTAAATTTTGACCCAAGTTTCCTAATACTTTTATTTGTTGAATATTACAATAGTCGATAGTGGTAGAGTTTCCAGCAGCTATGCATACACAATATTCTGATGGTAAAATCTGAATAAATAAATCTGTTGCGTCTGCTTCAATTGTTAATGAGTTGAGATGATTTAAATTCCCATTTGTGTCTGCAAATGTTATGATTTGATTATTTGCTGTTGTCGTATAAAATTCTACTAAATTATCTTTATGGATTGAGCTGATAAATCCTGAGTGTGCGAGATTCCCTACTGGCATAGTTATCATTCCTTTCTTTTTTATTTTAGTTGGTAATTAGTAAAAAATAAGGAGAAGAAGACAATTTGATTTTGTCTGTCTTCTCCTTATTTTGATGTTTGGATTGGGGGGGTTGGTTTTGGAATAATTATAGGATTGTACATTTCCTATAATTTTATTATATAAGAAACTACAATCTCTAATTATAGTTTCTTATAATTAATTATTTATAAATTGGATATGCTTTAAAATCTGATTTTTCAATTTCAGATTCATACTGAATTTTAATATAGTCATTAACTTTTTTACCTATATCTAAATCAAAAGAAATGCCATAACCTTTAAAATCAACAGCAAAAGAATTTTGTTTTATCCATATTACTTTACAATTTTCTTCTTTAATTTCTTGCTTAAATACGATTATTTCTTCTTTTTTGTCATTTTCTGTATTTTTATCAATGCTTTCTTCTTTTATTACTTTTGACATATATCCACCTCTTGATTATTTTTGCATCTTACATAACTGCTTAACATTTTAAAGCGTCTATCTTGTACGCAAAATCTCACAAACCCACATGATAAATTGTCTATGGAGCATTTAAAAAATGCTTCTAAACTATTTTGAAAAAGAATTCCTTTTTGGCATAAATCAGAATTTCTCACTATTAATTACTCTCCTATATGGTTATTTGACAAAAGGAAAATATTGAGTAAATATATTTTCCTTTTGTGTTATTATATTTTAGCTTGCTGTTGCTGTAACTTGGGCAGTTATGGTATTTTTATTTGTAATAGACACATTAATAATTGAAGCTCCAGCCTGAATTCTTGTTAAAAGTCCAGTATGAAGACCTGCTGTAATATTTGCAGGAGTTCCACTAGTAAAAGTGAGATCACCAACAGGAGCGACAAATGCAGAGTCTCCATTAGTAGGAACAGCATATACTTTTAAAGTAAGAGTTGGACTTCCTGCAGACAAAGCAACAGTATCATCTGCTACGGCTAAAAATCCTACATTATCATACCAATTATTAGCATCAATCACTTCAGCAATTGTAGCATAATAACCTGAACCGTTACATCCTCCAGTTCCAGCAAAACTTAATGCCATCCCTTCTAATGGTGTTTGGGCAACTCCAGATGCAGTCATTGAAATAGATTGACTTCCTGCTATCTGGAATCTTGGAACCTCTACTTGTACTTTTCCAATAATACTAGAACCTGCAGCACTTGATTCATCAGAACTTGCTAATTGTGTATCGATTACCAATCTTACAACAGAAGGCAAGAAGTTGGAATTTACAGTAACATATCTAGCAGCAGAATCAAGAGTGAAATACTGAACACATACGATATCGTTTTCTAATCCACCAACCAAAGTAAAATCTTTGGTGCTAAAAGTAACTTTTGTCGTAGTTCCTGCTGCATTTGTAACATATCCATAGACATCTGCCCCACTAACATCTGGTGTTAAAATTGGAGTTCCTACTACTGTTCCTGCTCCGTCTACACCCAATGTAACATTTTCTTCAGTCCATACATTTTTACCAGTAAGAATAGAAGAACCAACATTTTGTCCAATCATATTTAGAGAGAATTGTGTTTCTGTAAGTTTCGCGCTAAACCTACCGCTATGATAATAAATATACTGAAGCGCATTTCCTTGCCCAGCGGAAATTTCTTCACTTGCGGTTGTAATATCAATTGAATCATCCAAAATTGTGCGACTGCGGAATAAAATGTCTCCTGTTGAAATATTGAAAGCAGTAACCGAACCTACTCCAACGAGAAATTTCTTTGCCATGTTATATCTCCTCCTTTATAATGTAAATTATTTTTGAGCATTGCCTTTGCCGTTTACTTTATTTCTGAACTCTTCAAAATCAACCTTCACATCAGCATATTTATCGTCAACTGATAAATCGCTCATCCAATGGTCAATTCCTTGTTCAAATTTTACAAAACCACTCATAGAAGCAGTTTTATAAATTTCATAATGTAATTTATAATCAACTCTTTGAAGTATCTTAGAAAATTTTCTAATTGTTAAATTATAAATATCATCCATACTTAAAGAAGTGCTTATTAAAACACAAATAAGTTGATCTTCCAAAGAAGCCATTTTCTTTTTGTTTTTATTTACAAATTCTTGTGCCTCTTTTAATGCTTTTTCCATTTTAGGATCTATATAGGTATTATCATAATCTGGAATATTTTGATAAATAATTATATTTTTAATTTTATCAAAATCTGTTTTATCAATAATGTTTTCCTTTAATATAGTTTTTTCTTTATCATTTTCTGAATAACTAAATTTGATATTTAATTTGAGATTAATCTTATTATTTTCATCTTTTATGTACATGATATTTTCTTTTTCTATCCCCAAACTTAGACTAATAATTTCAGTCAACATTTGAGCATAAACATTCCCATTTTGATCATTTTCAATTAAATAAAATAAAAAATCCAAATAACTCATGCTGATTACTTTAGGATCTGGTATTTTATTCTTTTCTATTAATAAGCAATTTGCTATCATATGAAAATTTAGATATTCTTGCATTCTAACAGGATAAATTAATATTGGCAGATTCTCATATTCTTTTACAAGTTTAGATATTATTAATTCTGTACTTTCATTTAAATCTTCTAATCCAATTTTATTAAATTCATTCTCAATTTCTTGTTTTCTAATTAAAGATTTCTGTGTTAAATATGGTACTGGTTTATCGTATATAAAGCATTGTTCATATTGTGATATATCCATATTTTACACAGACCTCGTACTTAAATAAAAGAAATAACCAGAAAAACTAGAATTCCAATTTGCAACCTTAATTGATGACTTCAATTGTAAAACACCTATGCCACCTAAATCTTGACCATTAAAATCTTTTAATATTTCATTAACCATGACTAGAGGTTTAATGTAATTGTCATCTAAATCCCATCTTGAATTATGAATTACAATTTGAAAACAAATATCTACATTTGTTAAATATATATTATTTGGTTCAAATATAGGAATAAAGAATCTAATTTCTGTACGAGGATCAGAAACAACTGAATCATAAAATGGCATCTTGAAAAGTTTTTGCTGATTTACAGGATCAGACCCTTTACCAACCATATCTATAATTTGTTCTATTGTAATTTCAGGTTGTGATAAAGCATCTGCTGAATCATACTGCAAACATTTCATTAGTGTTTTGTTCTCAATTATTTTATTTCCTATATTTGATAATAGATTTTGAATCCCATCTAATTTAATTAATTCATTATTTATTGACAAATTTATCACAACCCTTTAGAATTTTACTTAAAACAAACTCTTTACTTGAATAACCATTCCATCCTGACTAATAATTTCTTCATCTGTACTTTTACACCATAATTTTATACTTCCTAAATTATTTCCTTTAATTTCACAAGTATTATTAATTGCATTTTGAGATGTAATAGTTGCTAATGTAGTTGGTAAATTATCAATTCCTGTTAACCAGAAAAATGATTCTTTAACTATAGGTAAACCATTATTTTTGAATATTGCTAAAAATTCTTTAGTGTACGTTTTGATTATTGATGTGCTTCCACTAATTTCTACAGTATAATTATTTTGTTGTTCACTAACAATTTCAACACTAATATCATCCATTATGGTTAAGTCATTTGCAAGTTTACAGCTAAATACAACACCCCCAACATCTAAAATTGTTACAACGCCTGTACTAGAATTTATAGTTGCAATTGTAATATCGCTACTACTAAACACTAAACTAGGTATAATAGAAACAATTACCCCATCTATTTTTACTTGAGCGTTAATTGTTAATGGGTCATTTTCATTTACTTGTATTGAATCTCCATTTAGAATTTCTAAAGTAAATATAGGGATTGGTTGTGATACTTCGCTATATTTTAGTTTAAATATGAGCAAATTGGGTTTTGTGATATCATCTGGCAAAGTTATAACCTCGTATGAATGTAATCCTATTTTGAAGATGTTATTTGGTTTTATTTGTTGAGTTGTTGAATTTGAAGAAACAATCATGTATACTTGATTATCTACAGTTGTTATTACTTTATTTTCATCTTCTGATAGGAATAGTTTATCTGTGATTATACATGGAATGAGAATTGGGAGGGAGGTTGGTGTTGGATAAAAGGTGAATGTATTGTTACATCTTTGAATAAGACATGAATTTGTTGGTGTTTCAATTTTCCCTCCATCAGTACAAAACCAATATGAATCATTAAAATTATACAAATCACCTATTGATGTGATTATACTATTGTCTTTAAAAACAACCTTTCTATAATCATCGGTTCTGGATGTTACTAGTTTTAATTCATATGGCGTATTTAATCTTACAACCACATTTTCGTATATACCAGTAGAATTGTTCATTTTCTGAATTGTATAAATATTAGATGCGTTTTCGAATTGATCATCTACCATAGCTTGCAAATCATCCCAATATATTTCCTTTGGAGATGATGGAGCGATAGTTAAATAAGCATTATAATATTTAAGTGTTATGATCCATCATCTCCTTTACTGCAATTAGGCATAATTACCACTATTCCAAGATTCCCAATTAATATTTTTTAAACTATAAACTGTCGTTGTTTGATTTATCCGTTCAATTAAGATATTCTGAACATCAATTTTTGCTTTTAAATTATTAGCATTTGAATACATTTTAAAGTCCGTATCGCTCAAGAAATTCTGAAGCTGTGTTACATCTAGTATTTTAGTAGTCATCCATTCAATTACAGTTAAATCACTTAGAATAACTTTTTCAGATAATGTTAAAGTAGGTATAAAAGTGCTTGTTATTAAATCTACATCCTCTAAATTTTGTTTGCATTCATAAAACTTAGGTATAGCCTTTATTACATATCCACCCATCAATACTTTAAAATCATCTATAGAAATATTATATAATTGATCTAATTTATAATCTCTAAAGCTAAGAACTGCTAAGTCTATTATCTCATCAAATGAAGTTCCAATTTAAATCACACCCTTTATCCCACCTGAATTTGCTTATATTCTTCAGCTATTTCGACAATACTTCTTGTATAAATTCTACTTAGGGCATCAACCTTATTTAAATCAATATCTTCTCCATTAGCTATTTTTCTTGCAATAATTGAAACAATTTGTTCTTTTTGCATTTCTGTAGAATTATTAAACAATTCAACCATTTCTTTACGATTGTAATCTAAAAGTTTTTCGATGATTTCTTTAGATAATAAGTTTTGATATATATCATATAAACCATGATTTGCAATTACATTATCGTCACAAATATAGAATAATCCCATTTCTGCAAAACGATTTTGATAATGAAGAATGTCTGCTAAATCAGCATATATAATATTTTTTGTCTCACCAAATTTATCAAATTGATAAGGTTTCCCTTGCCCATATTGTGCTGTTGTTAAAACCAAAATGCCATCAGTAAGAGAAATAACTTTTATTCTTTTGCTTGAATGAATTTCTCCATATTCTTCTTTTGGTTGAGGTTTAAAAATAGGAACTTCAATTTCTTCTTTTGTCGTTGCTGTTTTATCTTCTTTAGATGCAATTAGAGATTTTACTAGATTTTTTAATTCATCTAATTCACTCTCTAAATCTTCATAAGATTTTTGATTCTGTTTTGTTTCCATAGTAACTTCTTTGGTTTGAGGAGTATTTTCTTTCTTTGGTCTTCCTGCCATATTTAATTTTCTTCCTTCCGTGTAAATAAATTTTTAAACAAATATCAAATAAAGAAGAGATGCAATTAAAATTAGAAATGCATCTCTATATTTATTTTACTAATATTTAAGGTAGTGTGATAAGTCCAGCTAAAGAATTTGTAGCAACAATTGTTGTCCAGTTCTTTTTAAGAGTAGTAGATTGAGTTAGGTTAGCATTATCATATACTCCACTTGTAACACTGGTTGTCGCTCCTTCTAGACACAATTTAATGATTTTTTGACTAGAAGGCGATAATACATAAACTCTAGTGTCATCAAGCAAGAGTTGGAAAGGATTTTTGAAATCTGCAACTTGTGGGATAACTAGGGCATCTGACCCAAAAATAGTTCTTGTATATCCCAATTTTACATAATCAGAATCAAGGGTGTAACGATAGTTGGTGTCTTGTGGTAAAATTTTTGAAAGAGCAATCTGTGTGCCAACAAAAATACTTTTTGCTCCCATATTATAAGTAGTAATCTTTTGTGCAAGATTTACAGCAGCATCTTGACTGTATCCAACTACTTTAGTTCCTGCAACACCAGTAGCAAGATTTGTCATAGCGGTATTAAATGCATTATAAGCATCTACAGTCATTTGAG